AGGATGTTATACTGCAAGTCCAAGAGATGGTAATCCAGGTGGAACTTCAGTTACAGCAGCCGTACAATCATATCCAATCACTGTTGGTGGTGGTGGTGCAGGAGGACCAGGAGGACCAAATTGTGCTGCAGGTAGAGGTACTCCAGGAGTTAATTCAGTTTTTTCAACAGTTACATCAACAGGTGGTGGCGGAGGTGGGACTCACCCAGGAGGTGGTAATGATGGTCTTGATGGTGGATCAGGTGGATCAGGAAGAAACGGAGGACCTGGTGGTACAGGTAATACTCCTCCTGTTAGTCCAGCTCAAGGAACTGATGGTGGATCTTCTGGTAATTCTGGTGGCGGCGCACTTACTACAGGTCCAGGAGGTGGAGCTACTACAGGAATAACTGGATCTCCTGCTACATACTCTTCAGGTAGTTTTCCAAGTGGTATAGGACACGGAGGAACTGGAGAAGGAGATAATGTTGCTGGTAATGCTGGTGGTGCTGGTATAGTAGTAATAAGGTACAAGTTTCAATAGGTAAATTATGAGTGAAATAAAAGTAAATAAAATTAGTCCAAGAACAAATTGTGGTACAGTCCAGTTAGGAGATAGTGGTGACACTATTACAATTCCTGCTGGTGCAACAATCACGAACAATGGAACACAGACAGGATTCGGTAGAACAGGAACTGTAAATTGGCAAACAACAGTTAAGACAGCAGGTTTTACAGCAGCTAATGGAGAGGGTTATTTTGTTAATACAACATCTGGAGGAATAACAGTAAATTTACCGGCAGGAAGCGCTGGAGATATTGTAGCTTTTAAAGATTATGCAAATACTTGGGATTCTAATGCAGTTACAGTTGTTCCTAATGGCACAGATAAAATTGGTGGTTCAAATGCAAATGCAACTTTAAACACAGAATCACAATCGGTAACTTTAATTTTTATAGATTCAACAAAAGGTTGGTTAGATATTCACGATTCAACTTCAAATATTATAGGACAAACTTTTATGACAGCCACTGGTGGTAATGCTACTGTTACTGTCGGTGATTTTAAAACACATATTTTTACTGGACCTGGCACTTTTACAGTTTGTTCAGTTTCTACATCTCCAGCAAATAACAAAGTAGATTATCTTGTAGTAGGTGGTGGAGGTGGAGGTTATGGTGGTGGTGGAGGTGCTGGAGGTTTTAGATTATTTTCTACTGCTCCAGGTACTAATTCTCCTTTAAATAATTCTGGTGCAAGTCCAAATACAGAAGTAACAGTTACAGCAACATCTTTTCCGATAGCAGTTGGTGGAGGTGGAGCAGGAACTCCTGGAACTCCTCCTGTTTATAATTCTCCTACTGCTGCTGATGGTGTAGCTTCGTCGTTTTCAACAGTAACATCTGCTGGTGGTGGTAAGGCTGGAGCTTATCGTCCATCATCAAACCCAACGGATGGTTACGGTGCAAATGGTGGTTCTGGAGGCGGAGGTGCTTATTTTCAAAGTGGTAGTGCTGTAGCTCCTGGCGGATCAGGAAACACACCACCTGTTAGTCCTTCTCAAGGAAACGGAGGTGGATCAGGACAACACGTTCCAGGAATTTGGGCTCAAGCCGGTGGAGGTGGTGGAGCTGGTGCTTCAGGAACTAATGGAACACCTGGTGCACACGGTGTTGGTGGAATTGGTTCTTATGTAGCTGACCCATTTATAGGCCCAACAGCCCCAAGTTATGGAACACCTGGTGGTCCAGTAAGTAATGTAAGATATTTTTCTGGAGGAGGAACTGGTCCAGGTCCCGCTCCAGCTGGAGGTGGAGGACAAGCCAACTCAAATGGAGGCGTTAACACTGGTGGTGGTGCTGGAAGTGGAACTCCATCAGGTTCTGGTGGATCTGGTATAGTTATGATAAGGTATAAATTTCAATAGTTGAATGATAATTAAAATTAATATATAAGGAGAAACATTATGGCACATTTTGCAAAATTAGGAGCTAACAGTAAAGTTATATCAGTATTAACTTTGAATAATTCTGATATGCTTAACGCTGATGGTGTTGAAGATGAATCAGTAGGTCAACAATATTTAGAAACACATAATAATTGGCCTGCACAAATGTGGATTCAAACATCTTACAATACATCAGGTAATACACACAAAGATGGTGGAACACCTTTTAGAGGAAATTACGCAGGTATAGGTTATACTTGGGACGAAGATGATCAAATTTTCTGGCCTAAAAAACCATATGCATCTTGGGTAAAACACCTTGAATCAGCTTCTTGGAAATCACCAATCGGTGATGCTCCAGCATTGACAGCTGAACAAGAAGCTCAAAATACACCAGTAGATGAAAATACACCAGCTACTAATGCTTGGTATTATAAGTGGAACGAAACTAATCAATCTTGGGACTTGACAGACGCTTTAGCATAAATTAAAAATGGTGGTGGTATGCAAAAGAAAGTATTAACAGAACAAGCACTGTATTATGGCGATGTAGCAATGCCTAAAGATTGGGACATTGACCGAGATAAATTATCAGGCGATATTTTACAATCAGTAATTCAAAACAAAGATTTTCCATTTTCACGAACTTGGGATATGTTAAATACCTATATGCGAGATCACATTGGTCTTGAATATGGTATCAATTTAGTTAACAAAGAAACGTGGGGTAACATTTATAAACCCGGCGAAACTACAATTCCATTATTAAATATTGATCCAGTAGATTTACGTAACTCTGCAGACTTTACATTATTATATGGTGTAAAAGTCAAAGATTGTAATGTTAGAATACATTATGAAGATAACAGACGTAAAGGAAGAAGTTGGGATATAGAACTTACAGATAATAGATTTATTATGTTTCCATCAACTAATATGTATTACTTAACTAATAATCAAAAGGATAGTTTAAATTTCGTACAAACTATAACGTATGAATATATCTAGTTATTATTATTATTTTCCAAGTGTTCTTACACCTAAATTTTGTGATGAAGTAATAGCTTATGCAAATTCACAAAAAGAAGTTTTAGCTAGAACAGGTAGCTATGACAAAGAAGAATTATCAAAAGAAGATATTAAAAATATACAACGTAAAAGAAAGTCTGATTTAGTATGGCTCAACGATACTTGGATATATAAAGAATTACATCCTTATGTTCACGAGGCAAATAAAGCTGCTGGTTGGAATTTTGATTGGGAAAGAAGTGAATCTTGTCAGTTTACAAAATATAAATTAAATCAATACTATGATTGGCATTGTGATAGCTATGATAAACCCTATGATAGACCAGGTAAACCAGATCACGGAAAAATTCGAAAACTATCTATGACTTGTCAATTAACAGATGGTTCAGAATACACAGGTGGTGAATTAGAATTTGATTTTAGAAACTATGATCCACATATGCGAGATGAATCGAAACATAGAATACAATGTAAAGAAATATTACCAAAAGGATCTATTATTGTATTTCCTTCATTTGTGTGGCATAGAGTTAAACCCGTGACATCAGGAACAAGATATAGTCTTGTTGTTTGGCATATAGGAAAGCCGTTTAAATAATATGTATATAAATAATTACTTTGACACGACCATTTGGTCAGAACAAAAATTAGAGTTTGTTAAGTCTTTAAATAAGGCAAGTAACAAATATATTAAAGAAGCAAGAAACAGAGAAAAGAAAGTTATAAAAGAACACGGTGACTTTGGAAGATCATATCACTCAACACCTTTAACTAATGATAATGATTTTTTAGATTTTAGAAATTATATTGGTCAAAAATCTTGGGAGTATTTAGATCACCAAGGTTATGATATGTCACAATACACAACACTATTTAGTGAGATGTGGGTACAAGAGTTTGCTAAAAAAGGCGGTGGTCATCATTCAGCACACATACATTGGAATCAACACGTATCAGGTTTTTATTTTTTAAAATGTAGTGATAAAACATCATACCCAATCTTTCACGAACCGAGGACCGGAGCAAGAGCTACAAAATTAAAAATGAAACCAGATATAAAAGGTATATGGGGTGGAACTGAATTAGTGCATATTAAACCACAACCTGGAACATTAATTATATTTCCAGGATTTTTAGAACACGAGTTTAGTGTAGACTTTGGTAAAGAGCCTTTTAGATTTATACATTGGAATATAACTGCTGTGCCAAAAGAAATGGCTAAAGATGTTTAAAAAGAAAAAATATACAATAATTAAACAAGCAATATCAAAAGACCTAGCATCTTTTGTTGCTAACTATTTCTTAATGCAAAAACAAGTATATGATACTTGTAGACAAGCAAGATACTTTTCACCTTTTGAAAATATTATAGGTCATTATGAAGATGCTAATGAACAAATACCAAATACATA